GTATAAAAGTAAATCTGACACCCTCTTTCCCCCCATATTCATCTGTCGTGTGGATTTTGTAGCCCTATTATAACCCGCGCATGCCAACATGTCAAATCATTTTCCAATTGTCATCTCAATCATGCAATTAATGAACATCGTTCATCAATGCGCTGTCAGTTTGACAATGAGTAAGGCGGCTGTTATATTGTAAGTGTCAGTTAAACAAGTCAAAGGAGACTACCATGTTCTACGTAATCAAATATTACCAGCGCAACAAAGATACCAAAGTTTACGAGTTGAAGCATATGCACTGTGACACGATCAAAGCAGCATGCGAGTATCTTCAATTCATGGATTCTCATCCGTCTTACGTTTTCGTCTCCATGAAGAAAGTAGGGTGACTATGAACCCGGAAACTCTTTTCGCCATTTTAGCATACGCAATCGGAATGGTTTACGTGATCAAAAGGCATAAATAAAAATTTGATTTGTGAAGATTCTATGAAAAGACCGGATTCCGGTCTTTTCTCTTTCAACCCGCGTATAATGGATATCGTCAAAGCAAGCCGACCGATCAAAGGAGATTACATTATGGCTGCTATCACCCGCACTTTCAAGAGTTTCGAGCTGACCGCGTACGAACTTGACGATTCCATGCCCCCGAGCGTGGCTGTCGTCGCCCAGTACGTCGTGCTGGACACCAACATGAACGGGCGCAAAGCGCGTATCGCCTTCCGCGATGCCGGCGTGGCGCTGCCCAAGGGCTGCACGATCAAGTGGGTGGAAGGCGAGGAGAAGACCTATTCCATGCCTGTGGAAACGTTCCTTGAGAACGCGACCGTCGTCAACGCTTAAACCATCTGACTAGAAGGAGACAATCATGACCGAGAACAAAGACATCGCCATCGCCGAGGAAATGCCCGTCAACGACCTCGCGCCCGCCCGCACGTACGCCATCGCCGAGCTTGCCAAGCCCGAGGACAACACGTTCTGCTCGGTGAACCCGGAGCTTGGCGCGGACGCGAAGAAGCTTATCTACAACGCGTCCAACAACCCGACGCACAAGATCGACGACTTCATCAACAAGCAGATCGCGCTGAAAGACCTGTTCGTGGAGATCATCGAAATCGCAGACGAGGACGGCACCGTGGAGCAAGCCCCGCGCATCGTTCTCATCGACGACAAGGGCGAGAGCTACCAGTGCGTGTCGAACGGCGTGTGGGGGTCGCTCAAGAAGATGTTCGCCGTCTACGGCGCGCCCACCTACGAGGAGCCTATCAACGTCGTCGTCAAGCAGGTGAAGGTGAAGCGCGGCACGATGCTCACCCTCGAAGTCGCTTAAAGTTCGCAATCACAGGCCGCACCCAGCGTGCGGCCTTTTTTTCAGGAGGAAGCCATGTTGTCGCTTGCAGACAAGGATTTGATGGAGCAGTTCGTAGCGGATTCTTCGAACAGGGTGTTGAAGAAAGAGCTATGGGCGCATGCCGTCGTCCCGCAAGGCGTGGCCGTTTTCAAGCGCCATCATAACGGGCGCATCGAATACATGTTCACCAAGGACGACAAGTTCGATATGAAGCGGGACGACATAAACGACCTGCGCGAGCTTGTGCGCCGCTACATCATAGACGATTATATCGGACTCGTCTTCGTCATGCATTCGCAAGCGCTGAAAACGGTTTCCAAGCATATCAAATATCGTTATTGAAAGGAGGTGCGCCATGCCTTCGAAAAACGGCGTTTTCTACGAGTTGAAGGAATCGCCTTACTCTTTCATGTACGGAGACTGTACGTTCTTCTTCTCGTCTAGGAAGCATCTTTCCAGTTTCATGGACAAGATCTGCGTCAGAACGCAATGGCTGGACGACAGCATGGAAAAGCGTTTCCACTTCTACGTCAATATGCAGCTGGTCGCCGCGTTCCAACTGTACTTCACGGTGGAGACCAGGGGGTGCTACGTCAGATTGGAAAACGGTGAGGAGCTGACATGCAGAGAGAACCTAAGATTAAATGGACTGAAAGCCAGCGTTCGCGCCTCAACTCCGCAGTCCGAAAGTACAACAACGCCATTCGACGGGCTATGCGGGCGAATCCCGCCAACGCCCAGTTCATGCCCGAGCCGGTAAGCTACAAGGAAGTCAAAGCCGAGATCAAGAGCGCGCGCGTGCTTAACAACACGGTCGCGCGCTTGCTGCGCGCTACGCGCAAAGGAGCCTTGGACTTGACGAACGTCGGAGAGGGAGGCATTGCCACGCGCTACGAAGTGCGGGAGTTCCAGATCGCGAAAGCCGTCAACGAGCGGCGCAAGTCGCTCAGGCGCAAGAAGCTGGGGATCGACTACGGCCAGACCCTGGGACGCATGGGAACGTTGCAGCAGAACAACCTCCTTCCCGACAAGCGCACCGCGCGAGACTTCTCTCCCATCGCCCTCAAGCGCTTCATCAAGCGTTACGAGGAGCTGAGCGCCACGAGTTCCTACGAAAGGCTGAACAGGTACTACAAGAACTATATCAAAGGCCTCGACACGGTGTTCGGCGGCTACTCCGAGTTCGATGCGGCTATATCGCAGATCGCGAGGAAGATCGAATCCATGATGAAGTCCAACGCGGGCAAGCTCATGGAGTTCTTCGAGTCCGGAGACGAGCTTCTGAACATCGAGTACATCTACGCGCCGGAAGACCGCGCCGACAAGATGGGCTACATCCTCGACAGATGGGCTGAGCTATGATATGCAGTACTTCACGGCCGATTTCGAAACGACGGCAGACGACCTGACCCAAACGCGAGTTTGGGCGTGGGCTGCTTGCACCTTGAAAACCTATGATATAACGACAGGAACTTCCATCGAAGGGTTCGTGGAATGGTGCGAGCGCGCCCCGGACGCTCGCGTTTACTTCCACAACCTGAAATTCGATGGAAGGTTCATCATTTCGCACTTGTTGAACAGCGGGTGGGAGTGGATACCGTCCCATGGCGAGCAAGCGCCCTATCGGTTCACGACGCTGATCAGCGACATGAACCAGTTCTACACGATCAAGCTCTATTTCAGCAGAGGGCATTACATCGAATTCTGCGATTCGTTGAAGATCATCAGCTTGCCGGTCGCGAAGATTCCGCGTGCGTTCGGCTTCGAGGAAGAGGACGCGAAGCTCGAGATCGACTATGCGGAGCATCGCGATATCGACCATGTTCTGACGAAAGAGGAGATCGATTACATATCGGCCGACGTGAGGATCGTCGCGCGAGCCTTGGGAGAGTTGATCGACCGGGGCGCGACCAGGATCACGGCGGGATCGAACGCCATCGCCGAGTACAAGAAGACGATAGGCGGCGAGAAGGGATTCAGGCGAACTTTTCCCGTGTGCGACTACGATGCTGAGATCCGCCCGTGCTACAAGGGCGGTTTCACCTACGTCAACCCCGACTTCAAAGGGCGCGACATCGGGGAGGGTATCGTCCTGGACGTGAACAGCCTGTACCCGTCCGTCATGGCCGGAGTCGGAGGCGAGATCCTGCCGTACGGCGATCCGGTTCTTTTCGAAGGGGAATACGAGCCTGACCCGCGATATCCGCTCTACATACAGACCGTGACCGTCGACTTCAAGCTCAAACCCGGCTTCATCCCTTGCTTGCAGCTCAAAGGCAACTTGAGCTTCATGCCGACCGAATACGTGATCGATTCCAAAGGCGAGCAGACGCTGGTATTGACAAGCGTCGACTTGGCGCTTTTGAAAGACCATTACGACATCTATTCCATCCGCTACGGAAAAGGCTGGAAGTTCAAGGCATCGAACAAGCTGTTCTACGATTTCATAATGGCGGCCAACGAGGAGAAGGTGCATGCGGCCGAGGTGGGCAACGCCGGTAAGCGCTACATGGCGAAGCTCAAGATGAACTCCTCGTACGGAAAGATGGCGACGCATCCGGTCAAACGGAGCCGCCGGCCGGTCATGTGCGAGGACGGCATAGTGCGCTATCCTCTGCTCGACCCGGAAGCCACCGACGGCATGTACCTGCCGGCCGGGGCTTTCATCACGGCCTGGGCGAGGAACAAGACGATACGGAGCGCGCAGAAGGTGAAAGAACGGTTCCTCTACGCCGACACCGATTCGCTTCATCTGGCCGGCACCGAGGTGCCTGAAGAGCTTGACGTGGACGATTACCGGCTGGGAGCCTGGAAGCTCGAAAGCACGTTTCAGCGCGCCAGGTTCTTGCGTCCTAAGACCTACATCGAGGACGAGGACGGCAAGCTCACCGTGCATTGCGCGGGGCTTCCCGAATCGTGCCACCCTCACGTCACATGGGATAATTTCCATGTCGGCGCGAAATTTCCGGGAAAACTCTATTCCAAGACCGTAAAAGGCGGTATTATACTATACGAAGGTGATTTTGTCATCAGAAAGGAGACAGGCTTATGAGCAGGTACCAACCGAGCTTGCGCGAGCTGGCCATGGAGCCGGACGAGGACAAGCGGCTCGAGATGGCCGCGCGAATCGACGAGGACGCGGCGGAACTCGACGACCGCTGGGACGAGCGCGAGGGCTGGCGAAACGAGCGCGAGGAGTGGGACGCGGAGCGCGACCGCCTGAACGCGGAGCGCGACGAGGCCATCGCCGAGCGCGACCGCTACCGCGAGGAGCGCGACGAGTCGCGCCGCAAGTACGCCGACCGTTTCTTCGCCGTCGAAGGCCAGACGCTGCTCCATGCGAACGAGGTAGGCGAGGAAGCTCGGCGCGAGCCGATCCGCTCAGCCGACGAGATTTGGGATTAAGGAGATATTATGGCAGTGAAGCAACCCAACATGAAAGCCGCCGATTCGCCGATCGTCATGAAGGCCGGCGATACGGCAGCGCGCGAAACCGCCGCGCAGAAGGCTGTGGAGGCGACCATCAACGAGACCCCGGAGGTAGCGTCCGCGCTCGCGGCTCGCGGCATCGCGGCCACCTATGACGCGAACAACCGCGCCTACGTGGAGCTTGCCGGAACGACCGACGAGATCCATGCCATCGGGGAGTACCTGACGAGCTACCAGCCCGCGCGAAACGCGTTCCTGAACGCGCTCGTGAACCGCATCGGCCTCACCATCGTGACATCGAAGCTGTACCGCAACCCCTGGGCGGTGTTCAAGCGCGGGTACCTCGAGTTCGGAGACACGATCGAGGAAATCTTCGTCAACCTCGCCGACGTTCATGGGTTCTGCCCGGAAGGCGCGGAAGACACGTTCGCCAAGCGCGAGCTGCCCGACGTGCGCGCCGCCTTCCACCGTATGAACTTCCAGAAGTTCTACAAGACGACCGTCTCCTCCCAGCAGCTGCGCCAGGCGTTCCTTTCCTGGACAGGAGTCAGCGACCTGATCGCGCGCATCATCGAGTCTCTCTACACGAGCGCCAACACGGACGAGTACTACGTCATGCGCTACTTCCTGGCCAAGTGCCTCCTCAACGGCTACATCGGCAGCGTTTCGATTCCCGCGATCAGCAAGGATAACGCGATCGACATCGCCACGCAGTTCCAGTACATGTCCGACCTGTTCCAGTACCAGTCCACGAAGTACAACATGGCGGGCGTGACCACGCACACGGACTTCGAAGACCAGTACTTCATCGTCACGGCCAAGTTCAAGGCCACCATGAACATGAACGTGCTGGCCACCGCGTTCAACTTGGAGTACCGCGAGTTCCAGGCGCGCATGATCACGGTCGACACGTTCACCGACTTCGACTGGGTTCGCATGGACGCGCTTTTCACCGACCCGGCCACCGGCCAGCTCGACCCCAACTACCGTCGCTTCACGCAAGAGGAGATCACGCTGCTCGAGACCGTGCCGGCGGTGCTGGTCTCGCGCGATTGGTGGATGGTTCTGGACAACTACGTGGAATCCGCGCAGTGGTTCAACGGAGAAGGCCTGTACTGGAACCATTGGCACCATGTGTGGAAGACCATCAGCTGCTCGCCGTTCGGCCAGGCGGCCGCCTTCACCCCGACCGCCCCGACCATCACGAGCGTGACGGTGACCCCCGCAACGGCCACCCTTTCCAAGGGAGCCGACCTGCAGCTCAGTGCCGCAGTCGTCGGAACCGGCATCGTGAACCAGGGCGTGCAGTGGACGGTGACCGGAGGCACTGCATCCGGAACGACCGTCACCAACGGCGGGTACCTGCACGTGGCGGCCAACGAGACGGCTACGACGCTCACCGTCATGGCAACCTCCATCCAGGACGGCACGAAGAAGGGCTCGTCGACCATCACGGTCACCGCATAGCCTATGTTCCATCGAGGGCGGGATTCGTTTCCCGCCCTCCTTTCCGAAGGAGGTGAGAAATGTACCAGCCCAGCACGGAGATCCGCATAGGCACGGTTCCGTGGAACCCGAACTACAAGCACGTTCGCTGGTATCCGAACCTGAACGCCCAGATGTCGGGCGTAGCTTCGTTCATGGACGCGCGGCGGACGATTTCAACCTATACGTACCAGCGCCTTGAATCGGCCATCGACGTGGACGGAAACCCCGAGCAGTACTACAATTACAACTACGTGATGTTCCAGAACGAGAACTTCGGGACTAAGTGGTTCTACGCGTTCATCACGCGCGCAGAGTACAAGACGGCGAACACGACGCGCTTGCACTTGGAGCTGGATTACGTGCAAACGTACATGTTCGACTACGATATGAAGCCGTGCTTCGTGGAGCGCGAGCATGTGAACGACGATGCGATAGGCGCTCACGTCAAGGACGAGGGAATAGACCCCGGCGAGCTTAAATGCGTGTACTCCGCCATCGACAACGAGGACATGGATTGCTACATGGTCGTTGCCAGCGCCGTGGAGCCGCTGAAGGACGGAACGTACGTCAACAACGGTGGGGACAAGTACATGGGCGTTACCAGCGGCACCAGCTTGTCCGTCTTCCTGACCGTCGACGACTTCAAGGGTTTCATGAAGGCGCTGTCCGACAACGGCCAGCAGGACGCCGTGAGCCAGGTCTACATGGTTCCTCGAGCAGCGATCCCGACTATCGTCAAGAAGTCCGACGGTTGGGGCTACTGGGTGGACTCCAACGCGGCGACCCCTCAGACGACTAAGGACTACGCGCTCGGATTCACGAATCTGGACGGCTATATCCCTAAGAACAACAAGATGTTCTGCTACCCGTTCCAGTATGCGGAAGTCACGAACTTCACAGGTGCGGCGCAGCAGTTCCGGCTCGAATTCTGCGGAACTCCCGGAACGTTGAGCTTGCAGAAGACGGGCGGCTGCGACGCTAACTCGCGTTTGGCCTACATCCCGCTGAACTACAACGGAGTGAACCGGTTCGTCGAAGGCGCGGTGTACTTGGAGAAGTACCCTACATGCAACTGGGTTTACCAGGCGTTCGCGAACATGCTCGGTGCGTCCCAGGTGGACACGTCGTTCGGCTTGTCGTTCAACTCGATGAGCCAGCTGCCCTACGTGAACTCCTTCATCGACTCCACGCAGACCATCATCGGCGGAGCCATGCAGGGCTTGGCATCCGGCAACGTCGCCGGGGCTGCCGCGAGCATGATCAACTCGACGATCAACGGAGCGCAAGACCTTACGAACACCTTCGCGAACTTCTCGAAAGCATCGAAGACCCCGAACACGCAGCGCGGAGGCACTAACTCGACTACCGCGCTCGTGAACTTCGGAACCTACACGATAGGCGTTCGCAAGTACACGTGCCGAGCCGAGATAGCGCGCCAGATCGACGACTTCCTGAGCGTGTACGGTTACAACGTGTCCGTCGTGAAAACGCCCAACATCACGGGGCGCGCTTCATGGAACTACGTGAAGACCGTCGCCGCGAACATGAGCGGATCGGTTCCGGCCGGCTACCTTGCGATGTTCAACAGGCTGCTCGATTCCGGAGTCACGTTCTGGCACACGGACGACGTGGGCAACTACAGTTTGAGCAATGCTATAATATAAGAAAGGAGGTATGCATGAACCCTATCCAATCCACTACCACCCCGTACGGCCTTCCCTGGGGCAACATGCCCAAGAACGCGCACAAATCCGCTCGCGAGCTGGACAACGCGGCTATGAACTCGCAAACGATGTTCCTCTGGCAGATGCGCCTGTACGAGCTGGCGATGAGCGTCTTCGAGTGGGAGAACCTGCCGGCGGGCATCAACGAGCGCCAAATCGAATGGTGGCTCCTTCGCGACGGTTTCTGCGTGTTCCTGCATGACGAGGATATCGCGCTCGACCCTGTTCAGCGCAGCCCGGAGGGCTACGCGATCATGCAGTGCATGTTGGAGGGAAACTTCGACATCTACTCGCAGCCGGTGAACCGCATAGCCTACTCGGTGATGGGGGTCAACATCCCGCTCACCATCGAGAACTCCGTCATAATCTGGAATTCGAACTTGCGCGTGCCTACCTGGTTCGCGCTCAACATGTACGCCAAGAAGCTGTGGGCGATAGACCGGGCGATCGATGTGAACGTGTACCAGCAGAAGACCCCGCGCGTGGTGAAATGCTCGCAGAAGCAGCGCCTGAGCTTCGAGAACATGATGGCGCAGGTGGACGAGTACAAGCCCCTCATCATGACCGACAAGGACTTCGACCTCGAATCCATCGACATCCTCGACAATTCATCGCCGTACGTCGCCGAACAGCTCTACGAGCTGAAGGACAAGTACTGGAAGGAAGCGCTGGGATTCCTCGGCATCGCAAGCTCGGAGTCCAAGTCGGAGCGCGTCATCGTGGACGAGATGCTCGCCAGCCTCGGCGGCACGGAAGCGCAGCGGCTCTGCCGCCTCGAATCCAGGCAGTTCGCGTGCAAGCAGATCAACAAAATTTTCGGGCTCGATGTGGATGTGCATTTCCGCGTGTCGGAGAAGCGCCAGGAAGAGCAGTGGGCTATCGCCGACGGCGAGTTCGACGAATCGAAATACGCCGAGGAGAACGGGATCGAGGTGAACGGAGAATGAGCAAGTACACGGTGCAGCTTCGATGGATTTTGGAACAGACTTTGAAAGACAAAGGCCTGGACATGAGCGAGGCCAATTGGGGCAGCGCCTACGACAAGCTGGGACTGGCAGACTACCCTATTTTCGACGAGACATACCGAGAAACGTTGAATAACAAGATCGTGCGCCACTATTTCATGTACGAGATAGGCGCGGAAACAACCGGATTGTTCCGAATGTTCGTGCGCGATGCGATGTTCCTCATTATGCCGTACTATAATCAACTGTACTTGTCGGAGATAACGGCGAAGGGCATCCAGCCGCTCATCGATCATGCTAGGACGATAACCGAGAAGGCATCGGGCACAGCGTCCAACACGGCGAACACCAACGCTACGTCCGCGAGCAACGCGCAGGACATTTTCAGCGACACCCCTATGTCCGCGCTCAACTTCGACAACATCAAGGCGGGCAACTACGCGTCAACCGCCGACTTCACCGATGCGTCCACGACGGATACCGGTAAGTCGGATTCTAGCGGGACGTACGCGAACGACCTCGCGCGCACCGAAACCGGTCATGACAAATCAGAATCCGAATTGCTGTTGCTATGGCGCGAAACGTTCGTTAATATAGACCGTGACGTAGTGGAAGACAAAGCGCTGCGCGAATGCTTCATGACGATATGGTAAGGAGGAGCGCATGAACCAGCCGACACCGGATGTAGCGCCGTTTCGCTACTATGTGCAGATGGTTCTTCCCGCCGTCTACGGCGACGAGCTGAGCTATTACGAGGTGCTTGCGAAGGTGGCCGAGAAGCTCAACGAGGTAATCGGCAATCTGAACAAGCAGGGGCAGAACGTGAACGACCTCATGGTGTTCTACAACCAGCTGAAAGCGCAGGTGGACGCGCTGGAAAACGAGGTGGACGCGATCAAGAACGGAGAGTACGTGCATCTGTACCTCGATTCCATTATAAACTGGATCGACGCGAACCTGCAGTGCCTGGTGGCAAGGATCGTCAAGTTCGTATGCTTCGGGCTTGGCGACGACGGTCATTTCAAGGCGTACATTCCCGCCACCTGGCAGTTCCTTCAGTTCGACACGGGTATGAACCCTGACGATTCGACCACCTACGGCCACCTCATCATCAAATGGTAAAGGAGATATACAATGGCAGAATCCACTAAGAACATGACGGTGGGCGCGGGCAGCGCGAGCGCGAGCGTCACCGCCACCGTGACCGATCAAATGCCGGGCGTTCCGTGCCCGACGACTCCGGGCTACACGTATACCGGCATGCGCTACGTGCCCGTGTTCGCCGACCCTCCGGAGTGGTCTAGCGCGAACAGCTACGAGCCTTTGGAGATCGTTCTTCATGAGGGAGATTCGTACACTTCAAAAACGATGGTTCCCACAGGAATCGATATTTCGAATTCGCAATACTGGGTTAAAACAGGGAATTTCAATGCTCAATTGCACTCGATTGATGAAAAACTTGCTACGTTGGTCAAGAACGGAAAGTTCGTCAATGTAAAGGACTTCGGCGCTGTGGGCAACGGAATCGCAGACGACACTAAAGCGATAGGGGAAGCGATAAAGGAATGCATGTCAACAGGAAAAACGCTTTTTATTCCTATGGGAACTTTCAAAGTTTCCGCCTCTATCCCATTCATGAACTCTTATGACAAGTCCACGGTGAACGTTGCGTTCCTGATAGAAAACCATGACGGGTTCAACGTAGAATGCATGGGCTCTATCACGGCTGACATGTCCACCAACCCTACTGTGTTTGCGTTTTCAAACTGCTCGAACGTGACCATGAGAGGGATTCATTACACCAACGGCATAATGAATTACTCGACTGAGAACATTTTACATGGCTATTGCCTTGTTCTTTTCGATAAATGCGTTTCATGTCGCGTAAACGACTGCATTTTGGAAAACGTGGGATCATTGGTGCATATGTTCAATTCTAAGAACATGGTTGTTTCGGGAAACACCTGCGTTTTCAATAATCCATCGAAAGCTCCGTTCGGAGCCTATGTCGCAGCGTACATATGCGATAGCACGGTTATCTCCGAGAACTCGTTTTACGGTGCGACAAGAGACGGCGACGTGATCGCGTACGGAAGCGGAACCAATAACACGAGGATCATAGGAAACTATTTATACGCGATGTCTAAAGCCCGAAATTTCAATATAGGCCAGGGAATATGCGTCGATGCCGGCACTGATAACACTACGGTGTCGGATAACGTATTATCCGATTATTATTACGGAATCGACGTTAAGAACGGTGCCATAGGTTGCACGGTGGTCGGGAACTCGGTGAATAAGTGCGTGTATGGTATAGCATGCAGGCCCGGAGAAGGAGTGGCCATTCCGTCTATAGCACCTGTTATCAGCTCGAACACTGTCATAACAGGAGGACAGCCGAATAACCCCGCCATTCAGAATATCAACGTCATAGACAGCTCTAAAGACGTTCCGATCTATTGTGCCGGGTTCCTGTTGGACAGGTGCCCGGGGGCGTTGGTTTCGACCAATACGGTGCTATCTGATTCGAGCGAGCCTTTTATCGGATTCTATGTTGTTAACGGGCAATCTAACAAGACGAACACCATGACCATGCAGGTTTCTGGAAACACCGTTATATACCATAGGGTTATTGCCGCTACTTCGGTAGATTCAAGCGGAGTGGCCTTTTGGTTGAACAGATGCGATTATACCTCTGTTCGAGATAACAGCGTTACTATGTCCAACGTCAATACATATTCGTTTTTTGCAGACAATGTTAATTACCTGGAAGTCGAAGGAAATTCGACTTACGGATATGTTTCGACGGTGCCTCATTTCGTTGTCGATACATGCACGTACTCGGACTTTACAGCAAATAAAAGCACTGGCAACACAGGAGGCAATTATTTCTCTGTTAAGAATTCGGATAAATGCTCGTTCAAAACGAACGCTACTAACGGAAGCAATACATATCACTATAGCTTCGAGGATTGCAAAAACATGATTTTGAGCGGAAACGCGTGTATTAAGCCAGGTTATACAATGGCATCATCCAACGTCAAAGAACCGTCTCTATGCGCAGTCGGAAACACGGTTATCGGGGTTGCTTCGGGGGTTGCGATCAGATACACAGACGGAACAGCAGCAGGAACAGAGCAAGCCAACATCTTAGTTGCCGAGGGCGTGTGATGGCGGAGCCTACAGGCGGGGGAAACCCCAACTTCTTCAAGACCTTCAAGGGGGCGTATGTACACGCCCCCTCCCCCGAAGCGATGTTCACCAGCGAGCGGGTCATGCTGTCCTGCGTGAACGACGTGCAGTTCCAAGGCGATTGCATGATCATGAACTACACGCCGGGCGCGATGCTCACGACGCTGCCCCCGGAATGCCGCCCGTCGACCGAAGTGCGGATTCCCGTGGTAGTAGATACTAACGTGGACGTGCTTTCGATTCAGACGAACGGGGCGGTTTCCCTGCATGCGTCCACCGACGGCATGGTTTATCTCGCGGGGGCTTCGTTCAACATAAGCGCCAATTGGTATTCTAATTAGGAGGAATCAAATATGGATGTTAACGACATTGTCACTCTTATCGGCAGTCTGGGCTTCCCTATTGTGGCTTGCGTGGGCATGTTTTACCTGTACAATCGTACTCTTAAGGACTTTACTAGCACACTTAACGACATTGCGAGCGAGATTAAGGAGTTGCGGGAAGAACTTAAAGAGCTGATCAAGAATGCTTAGGGGCATAGACATATCGAACTGGCAAGCTGGGTTGGACGCGGATGCGGTGTTTCCCAACGTGGACTTCGTGATCTGCAAGGCGACCGAGGGCGTGGGTTTCGTGGACGGATACTGCGACAGCTGGGTGCAATGGTGCCGCAGAAACGGCAAGCCCTGGGGGTTCTACCATTTCGCGAATGTGAATTCTCCCGCCATGGAAGCGACGCACTTCATCGACAACACCTCTAACTACTTCGGCGAAGGCGTTCCGGTGCTTGACTGGGAGGGCGGCCAATCGGTTGAGTGGGTCAACGAGTTCGTGAACATCGTCCACGATCAGACCGGAATCTGGCCGTGGATCTACGCCAACCCCTGGCGCTTCAACCAGGGCGGCGTGGAGCCGAACTGCATGCGATGGATCGCGAGCTACCCGGACGTGCTGCGCCCAGGCCTCGACTACGACCCCGGAGAGCCGCCGGAGACGGACGGCCTTGTGGGGTGCTGGCAGTACGCGAGCGACGGGCAGGTGCCCGGATACGCGGGCAACCTGGACGTGAATATTTTCTTCGGAAGCGTCGGCGCGTGGTCGGCGTACGCGGGCGTCCCATCTTCGGGACAACCTGACCCGTCGCCTTCGCAGTCGGTTTTGGAGAACGATAGATTCCGCGTGACAATTCAAGAGAAGTAATGTATGATGGTCATGCGCCGGAAAGCAAGCTATCTTCTGCGTCTGTGGGGCACCCGGTGAAACGGGCACGGGCGCATACGGAGAACAGCCCCCTCTGTGATAGTCTTTTCGGTTAGCGCCCTTTGACTAGCCGCCCTCCGCTTGCACAGCATGATGGAGGGCGGCGCTCTAACAGTCGAGGGAAATTCTCAAGTCAAAGGAGGAAATCATGAAAATCAAAGAGCTTTTGAAATACGCCGAAGAAGGAATAACGGTGTACTTCGTGTTTGAAGACGTCATTGAAATGGAATATTACTTCGATAAGAACAGCTCTCTTAGCGAAGCAGATATGGAAGTGCTGAACATGGAACCGTCGAAAATCTGGGGATGGGACGATGGAACTATCTGCGTTGAAGTGAAGATAAATGGCTAAGTACTGGGACATATCGAAGACTCTCTCCTACAACTGCCTGTTCAACTTCATTTACGGCATCCGCGGTGCGGGCAAGACCTACACGGGACTCCAGCACTACGTCAAGCGATACCTGCGCACGGGCAAGCGTTTCATGTATCTGCGCCGCACTGAAGAGGAGTTGAAGAACCTGGCCACCCGCAAGGACGGACGGCTCTTCAACCACGTGCAGAAGGAGTTCCCAGGCCACGCCCTGTGGGCTGAATCCAACATCCTTCATATCGACAAGGAGATATGCGGCTACGCGCAAGCGCTGTCAACGGCGCGCAAGCTCAAGTCCGACGCGCTGGACAACGTGGACACTATCCTGTTCGACGAGTTCGTCATCGACAAGGGGTTCCAAACGTACCTTCCCGACGAGGTGACGGCGTTCTTGGAGCTTTACGAAACCATCGCGCGACCCGGTTCGCGTGATTACGACGTAACCTGCATGTTCTGGGGGAACGCGGTGACCTCGGCGAACCCCTATATGGACTACTTCAAGCTGGAGCTTCCCTACAAGACGGACGTATGGAGGCGAGGCGAGTTCCTGACGCAGATGGTAGCGCCTCCCGAGCTGATCGAAGCGAAGAAGGGCACGCGCTTCTACCAGGCGATAGCGGGCAGCGACTATGCGGCGTACGCGGCCGAGAACAAATGGTTGCGCGACAATCCGAAATTCATCGCGAGAAAGGGCAAGAATGCCGAATACCAGTTCACGCTCCTTTACTACGACGATGCTATCGGAATATGGCGCGACAACCGAAACGGTTGCTATTACGTGTCGGAAGACGTTGACCGCCAGTGCCGCCACGTGTTCGCCGCCACGACGGAAGACCATGAGCCGAACACTCTGCTGCTCAAAGGTTTCAAATCCTCGCCCCATCTGGCTAACCTGAAAAAGGCGTACGACATGGGGTGCGTTCGGTACGAGTCGATGAAGCTCAACAACTGGTTCAGGGATATAGTTAGGATGGGATTGTAATGGCGCGGGAGATAGTGCCGCAGCTGGGCGGTAGAAATTGCGTTTACACCTATATGGGCTGGTCGCTGATAACCGCGCCCGATTCGCTACAGTACAAGCTTCGGGCGGATGCGGGTGAGAACTATGATGCAGAGGGATTCGCCATCATAGAAGGAAGATACGTGATAGCGTGCACCGAGGCGTTCGGGGGTGTCGGAGACTACGTGGATTTCCAGCTGGACACGGGGTTGATATTGAATTGCATCATCGGAGACGTTAAATCGTCGGGAGACCCTAATTACAGCGAATGGGGGCATCTTTACCCGCCGAATTCGATTAGCGTGATAGAATCGGTTGTGGAGTACTCGAAATGGTATCCTAGTCATGCTAACCCCGGAACGCCGGGATGCAAGCCGGAATGGGCTGGAAACGTCGTTCTCGCGTTGAACTACGGAAACTACTGGGAAATAGATCCGCCGGGAGGAATCGATATGGCGAGCGTGATCATAATCAGCGCCACTAAGAAAGGCGGCGTTGAGAACGCCTACATTGGGACTATAGGAAACGACGGCTATATATACTTCAACGATATAGACTTCTACAGATTCAAGAATGTCGGCACGTGGGAAGACAACGTATACGTTCTGAACCGCACTCGTCGCTCATGGACGAAGACGACCATGTTCACGAAGATCAGCGCTCAGAACCTGAACTCCGGATCGGGAAGCGTCGCGCCCGGGGGGTCGGGTGTGGAGGGAGCGTGTTTATGGGCGGTGGGGATCGCCGACGACAACAGCCACGGCTACGACCAGCCGACGCGGGATGGCGGCGTGGACTTCGACTGCTCGAGCCTTGTGTCCTGGGCTTTCCGCGAGAACGGATGGGACGTTCCGTTCCCGTCTCCTTCCACCTACAACATGTCGAGCGTGTTCACGGGGTTAGGGTTCAAACGGTACAACGGAAACCCCGCCGCGTCGGACTTGGTGCGCGGGGACATCGTTCTGTTCGAGGGCGACATATCGGCGGGCACCGGGCACGTGGAGCTGTACCTCGGAGACGGCATGCTCGTGGGCGCGCATATCAACGAGTTCGGGGGCGTGGCCGGAGGGCAGCCGGGAGACCAGACCGGGAACGAGATATCGACCGGCGGGTATTACAGGAGCTGGAACTGTTGGCTGAGATGGGAGGGTTAGGGTGTTGTCGCATTATATTGCACTTGTAGTGGGCACTATGTTAGGTATCGCTATTATGTGTCTGGTGAGCGGTAATAAATGAACGTTGTTCATTAATTCGAATTATCGCAAAAATTATCACTTGCTTGTTCTATAATACAGTTGTAGGGATAAGTCGAAGGGTGAATGGAGGAATTGACATGTTTCTAGGGCTTCCGGGATTTGCGTGGTTCGTGATCGGCGTTATCGTGGTGGCAGTGCTGGTCACAGTGGCGAATTGGTATATCATGTACTGCGTGTTCGACTGGGCAGTGCATCATGTGAAGCATGTTTGGTTGGATGAGGATAAGGATACGGGAACGGATGCGATTGACATTAAAGGGTGGTAAAATGAAGATGCACGAGGAACAGATAGTTGCGTGCTTGTCTATGGCGGTCATTTTGGCCGCCTTACTCATTGTCAAACTGACAGCGCATTGATGAACGATGTTCATTAATTGCATGATTGAGATGACAATTGGAAAATGATTTGACATGTTGGCATGCGCGGGTTATAATAGGGCTACAAAATCCACACGACAGATGAATATGGGGGGAAAGAGGGTGTCAGATTTACTTTTATAC